ACCGCTTGAGACGCGACTGAAATCTCATGATGGCTGAACAAGCTGTCGATTCTCACGACGCTGCCAAGTACATCCTGCCTGTTGCTGCGGGGTGTCTTTTGGTTAGCGCCGGTATTTACAAGTACGGGAGGTATGTATTGTCCAAGATTTTGCACCAGGAGCCAGCTCATGTGGCTCTTCGGTATGCTTTCAAAGACATGCAGATCCAAGCGGATGTGGAAGGTCAACAGGAGAGAAACCCTGACCAGACGCACACGCACCCCGTGCATGCAAAGTACCGTTCCCTCGCTAGCGCATTCGCTGCGCGTTTGGCCACGTCCACTGGACTGTTACCCCAGTTCTACCAATGCTCTAAGAGGGATCTTGAGCATGGGTATGATGGCACGCGCGAATACTACGACTTTAAGGATGTGAACGTTCGTCCCCTGTTGCCCAGTAGTGATGCTGGGCTTCATGTCATGGTTGACGTCGATTACTACCCTGATAGTCCGTTTGTATACTCCGATGGGAAGCCCATACTCATGTACACCATTCTGCCTTCACAGGTGGGCCGTAGTGATAACGAGGTAACAGCCTCGTTCGACAAGGATGGTGTTTATCACATGAATGTTTCAGGAGGTGCTCGATACAAGCACCATCTCTGGAATCATACGTCCGATGATGTTTTTGTCGTCGACCATAGTTCCATATTTGGTTTGTTGGGTCCATTCACCGTGTACCAGCAAGACGTCAAACACGTGTTCGACGACCGGGCAGTCGTTTTGTACACACCCATTGCGCATTATACCGGCTTGACCGCGCTGGTTGCACGTTGCGCAAGGGTTGTTGGCCTGATTCGAGGGGCTACTTTGGAGCGCATCAAACCGAATGTCAGTGATGGCTTCGTGTGTTTGCGCACAATGACCTCATCTGGCACGACAGTGTCTATTGGGCGCGTGAATAGCCCTTACGCGCTCACACTCCCAGAGACAGATTTTGAGGCAGCTCGTTGCCACTATTTGTCCTGCACGAACTCCTACGGACAGGCGCATGCTACTGTTGCGTTGGAGATGGAGAAGCGCATTGTGCAGTTGCGCGGAAAGGCGGGGTTGTTGGCCGAGTTCTTTAAAGCCAACCCAGGACCCTCGCCAATCGTGTCCATTGGCACCGCCGTGGTAGGCGAAAGGAGGTTCACACATAGTTTGGATGGCGTTGACCAAGCGCCCCTTGCTGTCCCCTTTATGTTACCATTTGTTGTGGGAGGAGCTTATGTCCCACTTGGCGGTTTGCCCACTCAAATCCAAGCAGCAGAGGGTCGCGTCAAGAAATTCACTGGCAACAGAGTGGATGAGATGCCCGTTAAGTACCTATCCCTCGCGGTTGAGTTTTGTAAGCATGTCTTTCCAGATGCTCACATTCTCGACCCCTGCTCGATCGAAGAGGTTCTCCGCCGTCAACCGAGACCTGGCCAAGTTGCACGTAACTACCGGGCCCTCTCGGGGAAACCTGATCCCATGAAGCTCCAAGTCTTCGCTAAGCGCGAGACCTATGGGAAACCGACCGATCCAAGGATTATCAGTCCTGCACCACCAATCATTATGCTCGAGTGGAGTACTTATATGTATCCGCTCGCAGACCATTTTGCACAGTTCTCTGACTGTGGCCGGCCTGGCATTAGTGGTGGCAGAAGTTGTCCCTGGTATGCTTTTGGCATGAAACCTGCGGAGATCGGCGAGGCTGTTGCGGCTGTCGCTGAGAACGCTAAAGTAGGCATTCTTGATACCGACGCTAATCGCTTTGACGGGAACGTCAAGCTGGCACTGCGTGAATTCGATCAGATGCTGCTCGCCAGAGCTTACGCTAAACGCCACCACGGCGCGCTGTTCAAAGTGCGTCGTAAGACATACGGCTATGTTGCCCAGACCAGCGAAGGATTTGAATATTGGACTGACGCTACCAAGTAGTCAGGATTTCCAGACACCGCCGCGTTGAACTCCGCGCGCAGTGCATTCTTTTCCTATGCGGCCCTTAGATTGCAGGGATTGTCCCCGTCTGAGGCTTGGGTTGGCTGTGGACTTTATGGTGGGGACGATGGTTTCACCGCTGACCTAGATGCGGAAATTTTCCAAACAGTGGCCCGTGACTTCGGGATGAGCATGGAATGCGTGTTCGTCCCTCGAGGGGAGATGGGTGTGAACTTCCTGGGGCGGTATTATAGCCCGGAAGTGTTCACTGGTGATACGAATACCATGATCGACTTTGGTCGCATGATTGTCAAACTCCACCTCACTGTTGACCCGGGTGCCGCGCACCCTGCAGGCGCTTGGCGCAAGTTCTCTGAGAAGCTGACCAGTTTAGCATGCACTGACATGAATACCCCAGTAGTGCAGGAGTTGCTGAACGCTGCTGAGAGGACGGGTCGATGGAAACGCCCAACAGCTGAGGAAGCTGTCGGCTTCGTAGTTAACACCCGTGCTCCATGGATGGACTACCTGGTCGATGAAGCATGCCTCAAGCTTCGCCTCGATCGCCCTGGACTGGTGACCTGGCTCAGCCTCGTTAACAATGTGACTCAGTTGCTCAATTGCCCTGGGTTCGGCGAGGTTGAGATGGTGTTGCCTAAGACGGCGGTCATCATGAATGGAGATATAGTCTTACCCGCTGGTGCAGAGCTGGGGCCTGAGGACATCTTCAAACTTGGACGTAGTACACACGTTCAGGCTCATGAGAGCAGGGCCAGTGCAAAGGCCGATGCTCAGGCGGCTCGTCCGTTTATGCGTGAAGCAGACACTAAAGGTAAGGCCGAAGCGGATGCGTGTGAGCACCCCGTTGTCCTGAATAAGGAAGGTAAACCCCATGTCTGCCCATGCCAATGGACGGCTCCAGGACGCAAGAAAGAGGAGTCTGATGTAGAGTACGCGCATCGCCGTGCTAAATGGGAATCTACCCGAGCACGTGCAGCCAAGACCGCGGGCATCACTCTCTGAGCGTCTGGGCCAGGCAATGGACAGCCTCAACATCTCCCAGAGCAACTGGGATAACAAAGCCATTGGAAAAATATCAGGGTGAGCAGTGGGGTCGTGCCCACGCCGACCACGAATCGGTACAACTCAATTGACCAGTGTAGGCAGTGGAAAGCCTCAAAATCTCCCGGACTAACCGGGTTAACAAAAGAAGGGTGTCTAGCATGTTGCAATCATCCTTTTGCTGTTGCCGGTCGCACCGGACTCCCGAATTTTGGAGTTTTAATCTGAAACGATGAACAACAACAACAACAACAATGCATCTGGCAACTCTGGCCGCAAGCGTCGTCGCGACCGTGCTGGCAATGCTCCTGCTCCTGGTGCGCAACCTGCGCAGAAAAAGCGACGAACGTCGCGCCAGAACAGGAAGCGAGCCGCCCGTCGAGGACGTGGAGGAGCTGCCGCAGGTGCTGGCGAGCAAGCTTTCGTTGCCGCCGCCTATGCCACGTCTCAGAGGACTGGCCAGGCTCAAATCTTTCGGAACGGCGTCGACAGTTGCCGTATCATTCACCGAGAGTTGGTTGGTTCGATCACTGGGTCGACCAATTTCACCGTGGCTCAAGCTTTAGCCCTGAACCCGGGCTTGGCTGCAAGTTTTCCGTGGCTGTCCAATGAGGCCGCGGGGTGGGAGAAGTATAAATTCAACAGTGTCAAGTTTGAATTTTACACCCGCACTGGGTCGAACGTGCCAGGCTCAATGATGCTGGTACCAGACTATGACGCATCTGATGCTGCCCCGACTACAGAGGTAGCTGCGTCAGCGTATGAGGACACGGAGGAGGATGCACCTTGGAAGGACATCTGCTGTGTCTTGCGCGCCAGTGAACTGATGGGAGACATGAAGGAGAGATATGTGCGAACCGGAGCACTTGCTGCAAATCAGGACATCAAAACGTATGATTGCGGCACTCTCTTTGCCTGCACCGTTGATGGGACTGCCGTCAACTGGGGCAAGCTGTGGGTGGAGTATGATGTGACGTTGATCACCCCCCACGTGCCGCCTGGTGGATTCCAAGGAGCGGGCACATTGATGGGAGCGCCAGCCGCGTCCCTTGCCGCCGCCACCCCGTTTGGCACTTCTCCTGCTTCGACAGGCTCGGTCATTGTCACCGACCCACTGGGTGGGCTCGTTGTTGACATTTCGAACGTGCAGATTGGACAGGAGATTGCCGTGACCTTTTTCATGCAAGGCACGGTGCTAACAGGCCTTTCACAGACCTCTGTGACTGGTTTGACCGCAAATTCCTTTGGACAGAACATGTTCAATGCCGCTGCAACAGTGGGATCGATGTTCCGCACGTATACCGTTACTGCGTTGAACCCGTCGGTCGTGATCTCGGTTGCTGCCACGACAATCACGCAGTTTGTTGCGGTCGTGACAGTGTTGGCCCCAGCGCCAGGCTTTTGAGCCGGCGCTGATGCAGCGAAATTCCTGAGTCCGCTGCTTAAACAAATCAGACCAACGCCATTAAAACAAACAAAGAACATGAAAGACCCCGTAAGGGGCATGCCAAAATAAAATAG